GTTTGAGCGGCTCTGCATCGACATTGTGTGTCCCCTGCCCGAATTTCGAGAGCAGAGAGTTCGTGACGGCGGCACGGGAGAAAATTAGTCCGTCTGCCGTATCGGTCACAGGACGCTGAACGTCCGCATAGAGAACGGAATCCGCAAATCCAAGCTCCACCGCCTTCTTTGCGTTCATCCACGTCTCGGCATCCATCAGCCGCGAAATCTTCGCACGGGACAGTCCCGTCTTGAGTTCATAGGCGTTAATGATGCTCTCTTTGATTTCGGCAAGGAATGTGATCGTCCGCTCCATCTCATGTGTATCCCCGATGGAGACGGTCATCGGGTTGTGGATCATAATGGTAGCCACGGGTGACATCTCAACGGTCGTTCCTGCCATTGCGACGACGGATGCGGCGGAAGCGGCAATCCCGTCAATCTTGACATTGACGTTCCCCTTATACTCCATGAGCATATTGTAGATCTGTGCCGCCGCATAGCAGTCCCCGCCTGGTGAGTTGATCCAGAGGTCAATATCTCCCTCGGCGGCGTGAAGCTCAGATCGAAACATCTGAGGTGTAATTTCATCCCCCCACCACGTTTCGTCCGAGATTTCACCGTCCAGAAGCAAGATTCGCTTCTCTCCCTCGTTCCGCACCCAGTTCCAAAATTTACGTTTCATCACTTACTCCCTTCTGATTCCCTGCAAACAGCCCTGCGTCCCTCAGTTTTGTCATATTCCCGTTGATGAGGTACAAATCGCCGCCCTCCTCCGCTTCGATGGGATTCATGTCCTCAAGGCTGCGGATGTCATTTGCCGAAAGCCATCCGTTTTGCCGCCCGATGGCATATCCCTCCATGCGGCTCTTGTAGTCCCCGCGCAGAAGACCGTCCACGTTGAAGCGGATGAAGTAGTCCTTCTGCTCCTTATCTGATAGTAACGCTTTCTGCAACGACTGCTCCCATCGCATGACCCACGGGTTCAGTGTGTACTTCACGAACTCTAAGGACTGCTGCTCGATATTCGAGAAGCTGGACTTCTCCAAATCCCCGACCATATGCGGCGGTACACGGTAGAGCCGCGCGATCTCGTCGATCTGGAACTTCCTTGTCTCAAGGAACTGCGCCTCCTCGGGCGGTATGGCAATCTGCTGATACTTTACCCCTTCCTCAAGAACAGCAATCCTGCCCGTGTTCATCGTGCCGCCGTAGACGGCGTGCCAACTCTCACGGAGTTTCGACGGGTCTTTGAGGACACCCGGATGCTCAAGCACGCCGCCCGGACGCGCTCCGTTCTTGAAGAATGCAGCGCCGTATTCTTCCGTTGCAAGTGCAATCCCGATGGCGTTCTTTGCCATAGCGATGGGAGAATAGCCGACCAGACCGTCGAAGCCGAGTCCCGGAATGTGTAGGACATCCTCGCGTCGCAAACGAATCTGCCCCTTATCTTTGAAGTTCGGATTCTCCTCCGTGCTTCTCGTGTAGGTGTAGTAAAGTTCACCCGTGCGGCTGTCGCGGCTGACTTCCATCTTGTCCGGGAGCAGCGGATAGAGTCCGAGAACACGCCCTCTGCCATCCCGCAAAATTTGTGCATAGGCATTTCCCCACAAAAGAAGGTGACTCATCAATGTTTCGCGAAATATAAAGGAGGTCATCTCGGGATTCGGCGCATCGTGGAGCAGGAAGTACAGCGGATGCTCCGGTACACGCTCTTTGCCCTGACCTTGATAGGCGTAGACGCGAAGCGGCAGCCCTGCGATGGATTCGGCTAAGATGCGGACACAGGCGTAGACCGCCGTTGTCTGCATTGCCGTCCGTTCGTTGACTGCCTTGCCCGCTGCCGTCTGCCCGAACAAAAAGGACAAGCCGCCAAGATGATTCATGGGCTTGTCCCGCGAACGGAAAAGTTTTGAGAAGATGTTCATGGTATCAGCAACCTTTCGATTAGGGTTAGGGAGAGTAAAATGGCACGTGGAAAAAATATCAACGTATTTCTTATGGACGATACACCAATCGGACGCATAAAATGCACCTTATCCAACTGGACTGGCACAGTCTATAAAATTCCAAGAACATCTCTTGAAAAATGTAAAGACCGTGACGATCTAAAACAGAGCGGCGTATATTTTCTCTTTGGCACATCCGATGAAACAGAAAAGCCCCTCGCCTATATAGGCCAAGCCGGTAATCGGAAAAACGGGAAAGGTATTCTCCATCGATTGCTTGAGCACAAGAAAGATGATTATTGGAACGAGGCTGTTGTCTTCACTACTTCAAACAACTCTTTCGGACCTACTGAAATAAGTTTTCTTGAGAATAAGTTTTGTAACCTTGCAATAGATGCGCAGCGATACGAGATAAAAAACGGAAATGAACCAACCCAGGGAAATATAACCGAGGAAAAAGAAAGCGAACTGAAAGAGTTTACTGAAAAAGCCCGTATAATCATGGGTGTATTAGGACACAAAATTTTCGAGCCACTATCAACAACAGTATCAGAAGAACAAATATCAAACTTTATAGAGAAAAGAACAAATGTGATTTTTTATCTATCAAGAAAAATACGGAAACTTGGCAGAACCATCGAAGCAAAAGGCAAGCATACGGCAGAGGGATTTGTTGTTTTACAAGGAAGCAAGGTCTCCCCAATGGAGGATTCAACAATATCTGCTGGAATAAGTAAGCGCAGAAGAAAATCCCATATATCCGACGGTATTCTCTTAGAAGATATGCTTTTCTCTAGCCCATCTGCCGCTGCAAGATTTCTTGTAGGGCAATCTACAAACGGTTTGATAGCATGGAAAACAGAAAACGGAACAACACTCAAAGAATACGAAAATTTAATGTTGGAATGAACGTTACTATCTTCGCGGCTCGAATCGCATATAAACTAACATTGCTTGTTATTCATATGCAGAGTAAATCATTTATTCCACCTGCCCTCCTTTTTCTACCCTCTCACAGCAACAAAATTCCTCGCTCGTCATAAACAGATGCTGAGGTATCATTCCCACAGCGGATCGCACGGTCGAGTGCCATGATGAGCGCAATCACACCATCAATCTTCTCGGTGGATTTCTCCTTGTCTACCTTGATGTTGCCCGCAGGGTCGGTGCGAATGAAGATATTGTCTGCCATCCAGCGCATGACGGGATGCCCGCCGTGCACTATTTTCTTTTCCAGCGTCAGCTTCATCAGCTCCTTGGTCGGCGGACTCATATCCTTGAAGCCCTGCCCGAATGGAACAACGGTGAATCCCATTCCTTCGAGGTTCTGCACCATCTGCACCGCGCCCCATCGGTCGAAAGCAATCTCGCGGATGTTGTACTTCTCGCCCAGTTTCTCGATGAACGTCTCGATGAATCCGTAGTGAACCACATTCCCCTCCGTGGTCATAAGAAAGCCCTGCTTCTCCCACACGTCATACGGCACATGATCGCGGCGCACGCGCAGGTCGATATTCTCCTCGGGAATCCAGAAGTACGGAAGGACGGCAAACGGCTCATCTTCCTCCGTCGGAGGAAACACAAGCACGAATGCCGTGACATCGGTTGTCGACGAGAGGTCGAGACCACCGTAGCAGACACGTCCCGTGAGGGATTCCGCATCCACAGGCAGAGCGCACGCATCCCACTTGTTCATCGGCATCCACCGCACGGACTGCTTCACCCACTGATTCAATCGAAGCTGACGGAAACTGTTCTCCTCGGCGGGATTCTGCCGTGCAGAGTCACAGGCTGCCTGTACCTTGTCGATGCCGACCGTAATTCCGAGGGACGGATTCGACCGCTTCCAGACCTCCGGGTCTGTCCAGTCCTCATCCACCTTTGCTCCGTAGATCACAGGATAGAAGGTCGGGTCGATCTTTCTCCCTTCGAGAATGTCCTTCGCTTTCTGGTGCGTCTCGTAGCAGATGGACTGCGTATCCGTTCCTGCCGTGGTGATAAGGAAGTAAAGCGGCTGCATTCGCGCATCGCCGGAACCTTTCGTCATGACGTCAAAGAGTTTGCGATTCGGCTGCGTGTGAAGTTCGTCGAATACAACGCCATGGATATTGAAGCCATGCTTCGAGTAGGCTTCTGCCGAGAGCACCTGATAGAAGCTATTCGTCGGCAGATAGACCATACGCTTCTGTGAGGCGAGGATCTTTACTCGCTTGCTGAGTGCAGGACACATACGCACCATATCTGCTGCGACCTCGAACACGATACTCGCTTGTTGACGGTCGGCGGCGCATCCATACACCTCGGCGCGTTCCTCACCGTCTCCACAGCAAAGGAGCAGTGCTACAGCGGCCGCGAGCTCTGATTTTCCTTGCTTCTTGGGAATCTCCACATACGCCGTGTTGAACTGCCGATAACCGTTCGGCTTCAAAATTCCGAAAATGTCTCGGATGATGCGTTCCTGCCAGTCAATCAGCTCGAAGGGCTTTCCTGCCCACGTCCCCTTCGTATGGCACAGGCACTCGATAAAGCCCACGGCGTAGTCCGCAGCGGCTTTGTCATAGTGTGCGTCCTCTGCCATGAACTTTGTCGGCTTGTAGTCCGTCAGTTTCCGCAAAGAGTCACCCCCATCAAAAAAAGCCGCCGTCAGCGACTCACAATATCTGAAACGAGAAGCAGCCCCGAAGGGCTGTTTTGTTGTTCGGCGTGGCTTAGATGCGCTTCATGCACCAAGCCATCGCGTGTCCGCCGTCCTCGAAAAGCTCCTTGGCGGCTTCGACAAGGTTCAGGCGGCATTCGATGTCCGCGAATCCCGTCTCTTCCGGCGTTTCGACCATCTCGTAGATGGCTGCGTGGAAGCCCCAACACTCCATCCCGACGACAAGGATCTGCTCGCCGTAGCGAAGGATCGCGCCGCTCGTCCCGAACCGCATCTCATCGAGGTGCTCCATCGTGGTGGTCTTCGGCCATCTTGCTTCTGCGCTTTTCATTTTGTGTTCCTCGCTTTCTGTGTAGGTTGTTCCCTTTGTCATGTACATATATGCCTCTAAACGCAGGATATAGCAAGTCATATTTCGGATAAACTACACTTATTTTTCGAGAGAAACACAGCCCCGAAAGGCTGTGCGGAATCCCTGAAATCGTCGACTATTTTTCACCCGTGAGGATAAAGCGGATATATGCGGCACGGTCTCTCTCGATGAAGCAGACGAGTTCGTAGAATTCCATCTCAAATGCCATCCTCTGAACAGCGGGAATGTCGAACATATTCACCCGCCCGGAGTCGCGGATGTCCATGATCTGTGCGAAAACCTTCTCGTTCATGATCTGCCCCCTTTCTGCATGATGCGGAAGGAGTCCACGCCGGGGATCAAACTGAGCGAGGAGCCTGTTTCCCATCGGACGAGAAGCTGCGCGGCATCGTCAACACCCAGTATCTCACCGAGCGTCCCCACAGGCGGCGCTTGCGGATCGTCCATCGCGAGGAGTTTCACCTTCGTCCCGCGCGGGTAGTATTTCCGAAGTGCCGCGATCCGCTCTTTACTCGGCATCTGCATGATGTGCCGCCTCCTTCCGATGTCCGCTCTTGAATGCGCTACTGCCCGTGAGGTTCTGCAAGAGAATCTTGCGCGACTGTTTGTAGGCACTCCCGATCATGCCAAGGCGCAGGAGGAAGCAGCGGAAAGCGTACTTTTCGTTGTCCACAATTTTCTCCTTCGCCGTGACACGCTTCTGCGTCCGCGCCATCTCGCAGAGTTTGCTGATGAAGGCGGCATAAGCCTTCGCCGTCTCGTCGGTGATCGTGCCGTGCAGCCATGTGAAGGTGATGCGCTCATCGGTCAGTGTGTAGGTCGCTTCTTGGATGTCGAAGGCGTGACGAATCAGCCGCCCCTTGCTCAGAAGGAGGGCGTCCAGATTCTGCAGCGCGGTCTCCGCGAAAAGGCTGCGTGGGAGGCTGATCGAAAGGCTGTCCTCGTCGGGTTCTGCCATCTCTTCCTCTGTCGGAGCAGGTTCTGCCGCCGTTTCCGTCTGAAGCGGCGTATCCACTGCCTCTTCCGTCCGGTTCGGCTCGTCTGCCCCTGTGTCCGCGCAGGAAGCCTCGTCCTCCCCGCCCTCGGACATAAAGCCCTCCTCGCGCAGTGCCGTGCGCACACGCGCAACAGTCGCTTCGTCAAGGGCATCGTCGAAGCAAAGGTTGCCATCCTTCGTGATTTCGAACGCTCCGATCTTGTAGAAAAATGTCGGTGCACCGCAGTAGACGGGCTTTTCGCCGAGTACCTTGCCGACGATCCCGACCATCGCCTTGCGCTCTTCCTTTTGGATGTTGTAATTGACCTTCATGGTGATTTCCTCCTTTATGAACTTTGGTCATTACATACATGCCTCTGGTCGGAGTAATTAGCAAGCGGATTCTGTTGTATACACCGAACGTCCGAAATGTGCAATTCCCGTAAGGACATAGAACACACAGGGAAGTGCGATGCCGTTCCCCCACATCTTGTACTCTGCTGCATCCGAGTGCGGATTCTTGAGCCATCTGCGAATCTGCGTATCGGTCTTGGGCTTCTTGCCACCCGTGATTTTTCGGTGCGTCTCAAAGACCGTGCGCCAGAACGCCATCTCTTCCTCCGTGGGATTATCCGTTTCAAGTCCCGCGCACCATCCGTCGGGAAAGCCCTGCAAGCGTCCGCACTCGGTCGGTGTCAGCCGACGTACGGCATAGACGGGTTGATTAACGACCATCGGGTCTTTGAAGTCCCGCGCCATGAGCGTCGGGCATTTCTCCTTTGCAAAATGAGAGTGGCAGCCCGTGGTCATGGCATAGACCGCATGACGGTCGGCAGTGTTGAGCGTAAAACTCACATTCTCTGCGATGCCGCTTCCCTGCGGACCGTTCTTCTCCTGCCGTCCGATCATCGAGCCTTGGATGGAGACGACCGCAACGCCGCCTTGACAGCACGCAGGATTCCCGCCGCTCCGGTCAATCGTCCGCGCCGTCTCGGTTTCATATATCCCAGAGTGCGGATTGTCCGAGCACATGGCATTGGATTGGAACGACGAGATGCAGAAGAGCCTCGCGTCCTTCATGACGAGCGGCTGGTTGTTGCCGCCCGTGCCGTAATGACGAGAGACCGTCGGCGCAACAGGAAGGGGACCGCTATACCGTGCGTCTGCACCATGTTACTCGAATACGGCAGGGACTTTGCTCGCACGAAGCGTTGGAGATGTCTCCTTCGCATAGCCGATGCCGCGACTCTGTGCAGAATGCTCGGTACAGAAACCCGCACTTACCCTCTCGCTTGCCGTTCCAGTGCCATCCGCAAACTCTCGGGCAGTGCCTTGCCACGAAGCGAAGCACGGCGCAAGATCCCCGCGCACGCTTTCGGTGTCAAATAGTATTTGTCCGGCACTTGATCCTGCAAAATCTGCGACAAGGTAGATTCTGCGCCGACGCTGTGGAACTCCCCAGCCCTGTGCGTCCAC